GGAATTAGGCAATCATAGCGAGTTTTTAGATGTTATGAGCCGCAATGAAATGCTGGCAATGTACTTTGTTCATGATGGCGGCGAAACTGCTAAATGGAGGTTAAAGGGTCATGCCGTTAAATTGTTTTATCAGTTTATTGGTACATGGGCTATCATGCTGAATAAACCGCAGGATATTGGTTTTACTATGGAAGGGTATGACCTGCCTTCGCTGAATATAATCGAAAAACAAATAACTACTCCGAAGCGTGATAACGGTACGCTATTTAACGATGCTATTATTTCAGCTACCAACTTTAATCAGGAGTTAAGGCTTACAAAGATCGAGAGACTTTCCGAAGCCGTTAAGCTGGTTAATGAAACGACTGATGAGAATTTTATCATCTGGATTAAACAGAATGAGGAGGGCGACGAACTTAGAAGGCTTATCCCTGGTTCCGTTGAGGTGAAAGGGTCAGACAGCCCGGAGTACAAAGAAAAAATGTTATTGGGGTTTGCTAATAATGAGTTCAGGGTACTAATTACTAAAACCAAGATTGCCCAATTTGGTCTGAATTACCAAAACTGCCGCAATCAGATTTTTGCTTCATTGGATTTTTCATTTGAGGGTCTTTATCAGGCTATACGAAGGTCATACCGTTTCGGTCAGAAAAATGAAGTAAATATCTACCTGATTACAACAGATACAATGTCGAATGTAAAACTTTCAATAGACACAAAACAAAAACAATTTGAAATCATGCAAGACGAAATGAGCAAAGCTATAAATGCAAACCTTAATAACGTAACGCTTCAACAATCGGACTACGATACTGATCCGGTTGAAAATGAATGGTACAAAATTAAACGGGGTGACTGTGTTCAGTTGATTGATGAAATTGATAATGAGAGTGTAGGGTTTTCGATATTCAGCCCGCCTTTCGCTGAACTTTATACATACAGCAGTCATGTAGAGGACATGGGAAACTCAAAGGACTATAAAGAGTTCCTTACGCAGTTTGGGTTCCTTGTTTCAGGTATTCACCGTATTTTGAAGGCTGGCCGTAATGTTGCCGTCCATTGCATGGACTTACCTATTCAGAAAGGTAAAGAAGGATTTATCGGGCTTCGTGATTTCAGTGGTCTTATCCTGAAAGCATTTGAGCAGTCCGGGTTTATTTATCATTCACGGGTCACTATTTGGAAAGATCCAGTTGTTGAAATGCAGCGGACTAAGGCATTAGGGTTGCTTCATAAGCAGGTAAAAAAGGATAGTACAATGAGCAGGGTTGGAATACCTGATTACCTGATGATATTCAGAAAGGACGGAGAAAGGACTGATCCTGTAAGATGCACCATAAATGTAGACACATGGCAAAAATACGCTTCACCTGTTTGGATGGACATTAACTATTCGAACACTTTGCAGGGGTTCCGTGATGGCCGTGATGATAACGATGAGAAGCATATTTGCCCGCTGCAATTAGACACAATCGAAAGGGCCATCCACCTTTACACGAACCAGGGAGATACAGTATTTACCCCGTTTATGGGAATTGGAAGCGAGGTTTATCAGGCCGTTAAAATGGGCCGCAAAGGTATCGGATTTGAACTGAAAGAATCATACTACGATATTGCAAAGAAAAACATGGCCGCAGTTGTTGAATCAAAAAAACAGCTTACTTTATTATGAAAGGCGGCGCAAACATAATCGGATCGGTTCACGCACTCAAACAGGCGCACGATCATTTGATTTCATTCAGGAACGAACACCCATGCACGAAAGGCGCAAAGCTGGCAGAAAGCTATCTGACACGGATAAACTGGATAGTTAACGACCTGACGACTCACCCGTTTTTGCCGCAGGTGGTCAGGGATGGCATAAAGGCCGAATGGCAGTCTGATGTGTGGGCGGTCCCGGCAATCGCTGAAAAGGTGGTTATGCTCGAACCGGGGCAGCGGGACAGCCTGGAACTGCTGGTCGATGCGCTGCTGGCAGGGGAAACGATCACGGTTACAAAATAAACCCGCCTAATTATTTGGACGGTAAAACAATTTCAACCAACTTAGCGGAATGAAAGTATTAATAGCGTGCGAAGAAAGCCAAACAGTTTGCAAAGCGTTCCGGGCAAAAGGAATTGAGGCTTATAGTTGCGATATACAGGATTGCAGCGGCGGGCATCCAGAATGGCACATCAAGGGCGATGCAATAGCCGAAGCGTACAGTGGGAAATATGACATGATGATTGCGCACCCGCCTTGTACTTATATAAGTAGGGCTGGAGCAAGATGGATGTACCCAACGAAAGGAAATTTGTGCAAAGAAAGATATGCAAAAGCAATTAAAGCAAAGCAATTTTTTTTACACCTACTTAATTCACCAATTAAACATATTGCTATTGAAAATCCTACACCATTGAAAGTAGTTGAATTGCCAAAGCAAGACCAAGAGATACAACCATACGAATATGGGCATGAATTTAGCAAGCGAACGCTATTATGGCTGAAAAATTTACCATTACTAAATCCAACTGATATTAAAATCAACCATAAGCCGTATTTACCAAGCAATACTGGAGGTAAAAAAAGAGGACAAAAGTATCATTTTGTAAACATAAGTCAAAATGAAAGATCAAAGACATTCACAGGAATTGCGCTCGCTATGGCTGATCAATGGTCAAAATTTATCTTATGATCTCAGTCGTCTACCCGATCGGAACCGGCAGCAAATGGCATAATAATGAACTGCGGTATTCATTGCGGTCGCTGTCAAAAATCAGCGGCATCGGCGATGTGTTTATAGTCGGTGAAAAACCTGATTGGATTCGCAATGTCATTCACATACCATGCAAGGACGTTCCATTCCGCAAAGAGTACAGCATCTATACTAAGATTATGGCTGCGGTGAATGATGAGCGGGTAAGTAATTGTTTCCTGTTTATGAACGACGACCATTTCTGTTTGCAGGATATGGATGTTACCGAGATTGAAAACTACGCATCCGGGACTTTGGAAGATGAATATAACCGGCGGCATGGTCACTACAAAGCGGCGTGTAAGAATACGCTGGAGTTATTGCAGGATATTTTTCCGCTTGAATACCCGTACTGCGACGTACACACGCCAATACTTTACTGGAAAGGCTTTTGGATAGGTATAAGCGGGTGGATGCCTACCAAAAACGAGTATGTCCTAAAATCTTTATACGCCGGATTCGCAGGGGTGCAGACCGTTGAAATCACAGACCTGAAAATAAACAAGCCGATGCAGTACCGTGAAATCCTGGCGAAGCTGGCAGACCGCAAATTCTTTTCAATCGGCGATTACGGCGTATGCCATGACATGAAAAGAGTAATGAATGAACTTTACCCGAAAAAATCAAAATACGAGATATGAGTAAGCAGATTATAAAACAGCCTAACGGGAAGTACTTAATTTACAATACGATTTGTGAAAATGTAACACATTACAACCTTGACAAACAAGGGTTGATAAAACAAATTTTAGCAGAAAATGAAGAAGAAATAAAAAAAGAAATAGAATTAATTTTGAATGACCTTGAAAATGGAGGTTTGCCTTATTTTCAATTCACAATGGACTATGAAAAAATGATAGCATTAATTGAAATGATGCACGGTAAACAAGAATCAGAAAGAGTAAATAAAATAATTACCGAATGACCCACTTAGTAATAGTAGTTTACAACCGTTACGATAATCTGAAACACTGGTTAGAGTGCTGGAGCCAGTGCGATCAGACCGATACGCAGTTAGTCGTTATTCACAACACGGATAAAGAGGATTGGCAGTATCAGCATCTTTGCGAGGTTTATAATGTCACTTATATTCAGCGGCCAAATATCGGGTATGACATTGGATCCTTTCAGGACGTTTGCCGGGGCCGGTTGAACTTCCCGGATTGGCAGCGATTACTGTGGGTTACTGATGACACATTCCCGATGTCAAAGACTTTCATAAAGGAATTTAACGATCAGATGGAACCAGGAACGGGGGTGGTCTGTATGTGCGTTTCAAACCACGTTAAACGGCATATCCGTACTACCGGATTTATGATTGACCGCTCAACGGCTGAAAAGCTGACCTTTTGCGCCGATCCGGTGACTACCAAAGAAGATTGCTACCAGTTTGAACACCGCAGCCGCCGGGACACTTTTTTGGAGCAGGTGGAAAGGATGGGACTTAAAGTTAAGCAGGTTTCCCCTGATGCTGCCTCCCCGTTGTGGGACAGCGAATATACCCGCCGGCTGAAAAGGCAGAGTGAACACGACCGGTTATTTAACCCCGAACGGGAAACAGTGACTTTCATCTGCCCTATTTACAAAGGGTACCCGCAGATCATTTCATCCCTGATTCAGCAAACGGTAAAGAATTGGGAGCTGTGGCTTATTCACGACGGGCCGGGGGAAGTTGAGATACCTAACGACCCACGAATAAAACTGATAGTAACACCCGAAAGGCGGGGGAATTGGGGTCACTCGTACCGGTCTGAATACCTGCAAAAGGTAGAAAGTAAATACGTGGTTATCACGAACAGCGATAACTACCATGCCCCTACGTACATTGAATACCTTTTGAACGGGTTTGATGATAACACGGTAGGGGTATATTGTGATAAGATGTTACATTCGTATGTCAAATGGAATGTGATTAACTGCAAGCTGGAAAGGGGGCATATTGATTGCGCCGGAATGATGCTCAATACAAGCCTTGCCAAATTTGTAGGCTGGAAAAACGTAGAGTATCATAGTGCTGATTGGTTATTCTTTAACGACCTGATTCAGCACTACGGAGCGGACAAGTTTAAGAAGGTGGAAGGTTGTTTATTAGTTCATAATTAAAATATCTATGTATAAAAATCACCAAAACTGCCGTGTATGCGGTTCGATCAGGCTAAAGAAGTATATTGATTTGGGCGAATTGCCGCTATCAAATAATCTTTGCGATAACGTGTATCAAAACTCGCCACGGTTCCCGCTTCAGGTTCTTTTATGCCAGGATTGCGGGCTTTCGCAGCTTTCCGTTGTTGTTGACCCGAATATCCTTTTCGGGCATTACGTGTACCGGTCTTCGATAAACAAAGGGTATGTGGATCATTGCCGCAGGATGGCGGTTGACCTGAAAGATCGGTACTGCCTGAATAAGGATTCCTTTATGGTGGATATTGCCGGGAATGACGGGGCTTTGCTGCTTGAGTTTAAAAGCGAGATCGGTCTTAGCATCCTGAATATTGACCCTGCGGTGAACCTGTCCACTATCTGCCACGCCAAAGGGGTGCCGACGCTGAATAAGTTTTGGGGCAAGGATGTTGGTATAGGGGTTTCGATGGTTGATTACCGGACAAAGGTATATTCAAAATCACGGGAAACCGAGCCGCAGGATAACCGGGCTGACCTGATCACGGCAACCAATGTTTTTGCTCACGTTGATGATGTTTTCGACTTCATGGAAGGGGTGAAGGCGGCCCTGAAACCTACCGGGGTTTTGGTACTGGAGTTTCCGTACCTGATTGACTTTATCGAGAATAACGAATTTGATACGATCTACTTTGAGCATCTTTCCTATTTCTCCATTATCCCACTTTGGCGGCTTTGCCAAAAGGTAGGGTTAAACGTGATGCGGGTTGAAAAGCACGCTATCCACGGCGGTACTGTACGGGTTCATATTGGCTACGGACACCCCGACGAAACCGTAGACCAATTTTTACACCATGAAGAAACCCTGACCGATAAAACGTATCAGGACTTTAATGCAGCCTCATTTAAGGCTATTTACCAATTCAGGGACACCCTGAACCTGCTGAAAAACAAAGGCTTTAAAATCGCCGGATTTGCCGCCAGTGCGAAAGGTAATACCCTGCTGAACTGCGCCGGGATTACCTGTGGCACGATGGACTACATCATTGACGAAACCCCTGAGAAGATCGGGAAGTACTCCCCTGGCACACACATTCCGATTGTTTCCATACTCGACATGGGAAAGCCGGATTATATTGTAATCCTGTCATGGAACTTCGCCGATGAGATCATGAAAAAGCTGCGGGGGGTTGGCTACTGCGGGCAGTTTATCATACCGATACCGGAGTTTAAGATAATCGGGTAAAAAAAAGTCTGCAAATAATTTGGTGGTAAAAGATATTTTACTATCTTAGCAGCCTAAACCGATAAAACATGAAACCTAATTATGAAGTAGAGTACTGCGAATGGCTATCAGACAAAATGCCTGATATAATTGATTGCTGCAATTATCACGGATTAAACAAGGTAAAGTTTTACGGATGGTACTTAAGCGACACTACTGGATTAGATCATAATACCGTCGCCATCTTCAAAATCAAACCTAAAACCAAATAACCATGCCACAAGAACCCTACACGCTGCCGACTACTTTAGTAGTCCTGACCGCCCTTTTTTGCCTGTTCGCTTTCTTCCACTGGATTTACCCGATGCTTTGCGAAGACTACCGGGAAACGCACCCGACTGCGAAGAAGCCAACAAAGGCAGAGATAGCCGAGCGTAACGAACTTGACAGGCTGCTGATGCCGGATGAACTGGAAACAGCAGCGAAGGTAATTAGTTTAGATAACCACGAAAACGCAATATCATGATAACAGTAAAAACACCCGAAGTAAAGCAGGGGCCTAAACCGTTTCCGAAGCTGATGAAATCAATTAACGGCAACATAGTTTTATTTACCGAGCCTGATTTTGGTACTTTAATAGTTGCAAGTTCTACAATCAGTAAAGAAATAGGGTATTATCATGAATCATGGGATACCGAATTTTTCACCGATTACAACGAACCAATTACAATACAAAACGCATGAAACGCCCCCTTATCCTGCTGATCGTACTGATCGCCGCACTGAAAATAGTTAACATAATAGCTGATAAATATTCGTTATGACCGCACGAAAACTTTTTGAACTACTGATAGACATGGAAAACGACGGGCTGAACCTGTCTGACATTCATTTGGCCTATCCTTCGCAGAATCCGGCGACGGTTCACGAACGGATTGAGCATACCGAGATTGTGCAATTCCCAGGCTCTCAGGTTACCGAAATCGTGTTTATGACCGATGATGACAAGAAAATCTATCTGGAGTTGCTGAATACCGAGTTTGCGCCGGTGATGATCGCCTCCCCCGGCGAAGGTGCGGTGATTGTGGATCCTGCGGGGCTGGCCGTGGATAAAACAAAGGAGATGACCAATGTTAACTAAACAGCAACTATTAATCCCCCGTGTGATGTGCGTGGGGGGAAAGGAAGGGGATCCGAACTATCCCAACAGTCCTGTAAATACAGGAGACATTTTAGAGTTGACCATACACGGTTATGTGTTTATAGCCTGTTACGGTGTTACAGTTACTCGTGATACCGTTTCCAAATACCCACACCTATTTCGCCCGATGCCGTGGTGGGAAGGAAGGCAGCCGGAGGATATGCCGGACTGGGTTTATTATATCTCAATGAAAGGCATAAAAGAAGTCAGAAAAGTAATACACTGGGAGTTTTTTGAAGGTCATTGGATGTGGAAAAGCGAGTGCGGCGAAGTTGGCAACTTTTTTTACTATAAAGATGAAGATCAGTACCAACCCGCAGACGAATCGGAGTATCAGGAATACCAAAAACAAAAGGAGGCAAAATGAAAGCAGAAGTAAGGAAAGTGTTTAAGTGCGACCACTGTAATAAGATGTATCAAATAGAACGAGCTTGCATAAGGCACGAATTAATGTGCACAAAGAATCCTGAAAATGTTCGCCCATGTCACAACTGCAATAATATTGAAAAAGTTACTGAAACTATATGGTCCGGGGTTGGGGATGAATACGGTAGAGAAATGGAAAGAACCGTATCTGTTCTGTTCTGCAACAAAAGAGATTGTTTTATATACCCGCCGTCCGTTGCCGTAAAGGGTAATTATTTCTATATGAGCAAGCTAAATGAAGAAATGCCAAAAGAATGTGAATTGTTTGAACAAAAAGAATATTTATGAAAAACCGTAACGCCGTCTCCCGTATGAAGCGGGTGGCCCAAAAGCAGTACAACGCAGTTTGCAGATGCGAAAAGTACCACTATGTAAATGCAACCGAGGAACCGGGTAATTTGTACTGTCTGCATTGCCTAAAAAAACCAAGACTTTATCCTTATTAACCGCCTCCGGGCATAAATAAACAGAAATGACAATAAGAAAGTTTTACACAAGGAACCAGTCAGTTGAGATGATGCACCTAAATACATCTAATGCTTTTAAAAAGACTGCTGATTTTTTTGAACGTGAAGAATACACCGGAGAACAGGCTATTGAATATTTAAGATATACGGCAGAAGTATTAGAGGCTCATGCTTTAGTTGTGTCAATGAGGGACGAACTTAAATACGGTAAAACACAAGATTAATTAACCGCCTCCGGGCAAAAAAAACTATATGACAACACAGGAATTTAAGCAATTGGTAATTGATTTAATAGATCAAAACTGCATGAAACTAAGTCTTTCTGATTACGCTGAAGCAATGGAAGATCTAAGCATTGAATTGTCCGACAAGGCCGCTGCTGCACGAAACGACCTTGAGGACGGTGAATAATCTACTTAACCGAAAAATACGGGAAATGACACAAACAATGACTAAGGAGCAGATACTTGATAGGAACGGATTCGACTTTGATGCGTTTCAGCTTGAAAACGAATACTCTGCTAAAGCGATATTAAAATCCATGTCTGAATGGGAACAACAACAACTCTCCGCAGAACGGGAACGGTCTGGGAAGCTGGAACACGCCTTAAAAATGTGTGTTGATGCTTTAAAAGGATTAGACGCTACTGATTACGTTGCTTATACAGCAGGTAAGGTTGCATTAATTGAATACCAACAAACCCTAAACGAATATGACACCGCAACAAAAGAAAGCTGATGAACTGGTGGAAAGGTTCCGGAAGTATGCTCACTTACCTTTCCGTTCCATGTCTGAACCACAGTTTAAGGAGAAAACAAAAAACGCCATCCAATGCGCCATTATTTGCGTAGAGCGTGAAATAGAAGCACTGGATTCTGTATTGGATAGCAGGAGACACTTTCGGACTATACACGAAAATGAGGTATATGACGAACGGCAATCAGTCCTTAACGAACTTAAATCAAGGTTATGAAAGTATTACAACTGACATTAAAAAAGAAGTGGTTTGACATGATTGCAAGCGGGGAAAAGAAAGAGGAATACAGGGAGATTAAAAAGTATTGGGGTGATAGGCTTTGCAATAACGGTAAACAGTGGCTTGACGGGTTTAAGGAATTTGATGCCGTTTTGTTTATTAACGGATATTCATCCAATAGCCCAAGAGTATTAGTAAGCTGTGAAAGTATAGATTTTGGCAACGGTAATCCTGAGTGGGGAGCAGTTCAAGGAATTGAATATTTTGTAATAACATTAGGGGATATAATTAAACCCGAAACAACCGGCAACCAAACAGCGTGCTAACATTAAATAAAAACACTATGGCAAAATTTGGCAGAAACGCATCCCCCGCATTTAAAAAAGCAGTTTTGAAAGATCAGATTAAAAGGCTTACAGCAACCGCTGGTAAGACTTTAAAGCAGGTAAGAGAGGAGTATATTGCAAATATGTGGCCGGAGGATAGAAAACTACTGTATCCGAAACGGGGTTAATATATGCGGTACATTGTTTTTTTGTTATTTGTATTGACGTTTATCCCATTCCCTCATAGCTATACCGTATCTGTCCCTAATATTAATAGCGGGGGATGCGGGTACTATGCGTATTACCTATCTGGGAAATTCCCGAAAGCAACAGTTGTTCAACTAAGAGGTGGTAAGCATTACATGGTTTATAAAAATGGGCTTTATTATGACGGGAGAGGGGCTTACCTACCCCATGTAATATGGCTGTGGTCAAAGGGGGATATAGAACCAATAAGCAGGGAAGAACTAAGGGAACTACTCAATGACTATTCTCTATGGAATAAGAAGTTTGATTTGAGGGACACGGCTATTTTTCGTTAAGGTCAACCCACCTAAACCCGCAGTCCCATAAAATATTTGCTAATTCTGTTGCCCTTGCATTAATTGTTATTTCAGGTAGTTTAGGGAACTGACAATGAAGAATTTCGTGAACTACGGTGTCGAGGTATATTTTCCCTGTAATGCGTTCGTCTATTTCAATTATTCTTTCGTCCTTCCATGCTTGTCCGTATGCTTTCTCCCTGCCTAATTTACGGTGTATTACCTTTATAGGCTTTTTCTTGGGTTTCATTTTTCTTCCTCCCGGTTAGCGTATTCCCCAATTTCATACATCATAAGTTCATCTTCTATTCTTATCTGTTCCTCTATGTCGTGTAGGGCTATGCAAAAGTCGTCATACCGACCTAAACAGGTCATATCCTCCCCACTCATAAACCTTACCATGAACTCTTTTTTACTTCCGGGGATTTCAATGGGTCTTTCAATAAAGTCCACCATTACCATTGTTCTTCTATATCCGTATTTTGGGGATTGATTTTTAGGGGACACTACCCCCATCCCCTCCCAATCGGGTTCATCTTCCTGCTCAATAAAGTATTTCTCGTATAACTCTATTCTTGTGGGCATAAGCCGGGGAACTTTCCTCTAAGTTACAAAATTTGTCCCTTATAAATCCTGAAATTTTTAACGCTGAAATTCTTGTTGGGTTTCACTGTTATATGGGCAAACCCATGACAAGCCTT